AAAACAATGACACCTGAAGCAGAAAGATTTAATGGTTGGGCAGCTATGCTCGGCTTCGTAGCAGCAGTTGGTGCTTACGCTACAACAGGACAAGTTATTCCTGGAATCTGGTAATCTTTACTACTAATTAATGTAAGCCTCTCCTAAAGAGGGGCTTTTTTTAATGCTAACTATCTTTATAATTAAAAAAACCTTTTACTATGTCTCAAGAAGAAATCCAAGATCTTATTGATCAGTCTGTATCAATAGCAATTAACAGACATAATCGTAATGCATCTATGGTCAGTGCTGCATTAGGATTCGTTTTTATGGGAGCTTTTGCAGATGGACTCTTTAGAGTTTTAGGCTTTATCCCACCATTTATGGGTATTGATGTGAATATAATTCCTGAGATTGCCAAGCAGTGGCAAGTTTAATCTTCTTCTTTTTCTACAACTTTAAATACTAATAACTCATCGTCAGGTTTGATATCTCTCATCTCCGGATGTATTTGTTGTAGTGGCCTGTCTAATTGTTTAAACATAAGATCCATAGATCTCCACATAAATGCAAAAGCAGCACCAGTAATTAATGCAAAGAAAAAGAAATAGATAAGGACAAATACGTCGTTCATGATATACCTTTCTTATATTTAGTTGCTTTGTTTACAGCTCTAGATCTTTTAGTTTCTGCTGTCAATGTACCTTTAGATATATCAACAAAACGTGGTTGACCTTGCATCACATCTTCTGTAAGTAGTTCTGTATTTGGTCTAAGCATTTTTTTCTTTTGTTTTTCTTTTCTGCTCTTCTATGAACTTTCTATATACAGAAGCAGCTGCATCTTTACCTGCAACTTCTGCTCTTTGTTCCATAGCTATAGCAGCTTGTGTTTTGTGATTGTGAGATCTATTACTTCTTTTAATTTTAGCAACACTTAAAGCAGCAGCTCTTTTATTTTTAAATTGTAATCCTTGAATAGTTCCTTTGGGATCTTCATCTGTATAAAGATCACTATGCTTATCACTCTTAGCAGGCTGACCTTTCTTTCTAGGAATACGAGCAGCCATTAATTTTTAAAATACTTATTTATTATATCTATCTGATCTTGATACTTTGCAATCATATCTAACTCCTGTTCAATTGCTTCCACAATATTAGAGTGTTCTCCAATACCTACAGGATTATTTAAATAAACTTCTACATTAGCAACATGTTTCTGAATGTCTCCATGTGCATGAGCTATAAGTGCTTTGATTAATTTTTCTCTCATTGATCTAATCATTTTTCATACTTTTCTTTGCTTTCTTACTTGCCATTCTACGTGCTCTCTTTGCTTTCTCGGTATTTTCTACAAACTGTTTTCCTTTTCTACTTTCTCTTTTCTTCTTATCATCAGTTTTTTTTCTTTCAGCTTTGGACATAGCTTTCCAAGCTGCTTCAGGTAAATACCTTTCAGTACTTTTTTTGCCAGGTTCTATAGCTTTATCAGCCATCTTTATTAGCTCCTTTCAAGACAGAAAGTATTGTAGTTAATCTATCTGCCTGACCTTTATGAGTTTTAGAAGCTTTATTAAGCTCACCAATAATCTTAGTGATTTTACTTTCTGTTCCTTGTTCCATCAGTCTCTAATAGGTCCTCCATGCAACCATGCATCACAAGTACGAGCAGCTGCACATTTAAATTTAAATAACTGACAGTATCCTAAGTTTGCTCTTTCCTGAACATCATATGGATCAGCTGCCATTGTTTCATTTATACCTTCAATAATACAATCTATTATTTTGTCAGTCTGATCAAAGGCTGAACAATTACCACATAAAGCAGTCTTCACAGTTTCTATATCACTGTTCCAAAGTTCTGCTTTCTTTTCCCAGAATCCAGGATCTGGAACATCAGGATTTAAAGGACCATAACCATGATTATCTATAGTCCAGTTTCTATTCTCTATGTTTTCGTCTACATCTTTTGTAGCGGTAGGACAAGACTTACCAACTGCTGATACTGTCTTGTTTAGTAAGATAGTTACTTTAGGTTTCATTCTTTTATTTTAGCTGCACTTCCCTTTTCAGCTGCATACAAAGCAAAAGATTTTGCTGCAATACTATTCAAAATCAATGTAATATTGTTTGAATCATTTTCATCACAGATATCACTATCAAGACATTTGATCACAGTACCACCAACTATAACTAATTCAAAAATTACTACAGCAAATACTAACCTGAGTGCCCAAGTTACAGTGTTCATTTCTTCTTCTTCTCATATTCTTTTCTAGTCATCCACTTCTCCTTGCCCCAGCGTTTCAGATCTTTTTGCTTTTTACCTTTCCCACCTTTATATCCTCCACCTGCTTTTTTATATGCAGCTGCAACCATTTGAGCCTTTCTTGCACTCCACTGGCCAGGCTTTCCTCCCTTGCTTCCTGCTGTGATACGTTTTTTGATACGTTCACGTAATGCAGGCTTGGTGTATTTTGAATCATCTTGTGCCATTAAAATCTATTTTGTATTGGCTCTTTATTAAGAATAACAGGGGGAATTTTATCAGAATAAGATCTTGATACTTCTCTCATATAATGAGGATTATTCATTTCAAATTTAGGTTCATTTCTACCTATATATGAAACTACAAAGTTACACTTATTAGATTCTTCTTTTTTCTGTGGTAAAAAAGGATCTGCTAGTCCAGCTGTTGTCATCGAATAGTCATTGTACATATTCGAATATCTAACAGGAAAACTAGGATAATAACCGGGTACAGAAGCTAATCTCATACTCTCCAGTATAAGAGATATAATTAAACTAAATACTATTTAAAAATGCGAAAACTAATTGATGGTTTAGCAATTGCTTCTTTTGTTTTATCACTAACAACTGTAGGTGCAATTGGATTTGGTTATCTAGCTCTTACTAATAAGACTAATCAGGAAAAGATAAAAAATTATGCTATTGGTCAAGTTCAAAAATTACTTACTGATCAACTTAGTAAATCAATACCAAGCGTTCCTGATGTCACAGGTGATGTAGTTCCTACTGGTCCTTCTTTACCTAAATTCTAGCCAGCTGCTGGGTCCATCATAGGATTCCAGTTTGCAGCAAGCTTAGAGGTTCCTGAAATACCTGGATATAGATTACCTGGGTTAAATACGTTTGGATTGATTACAGGACCTTCTGGCTTAGGATTAGGAATGATTGCTGGCTGCATATCAATGTTTGCTGCAGTTACTTCTGGAACTGTAGGCTGAAGTTGCTTCATCATTTCAGCTGCCATCATCATTTTTTGTTTTGCCTTAGTTGCTTTATCTAAAGCTTCTTTACGATTATTATCCATCATCATCACTTCATACCTCCCATGTACTTTATAAAGTTTTGATCTTGTGCTACTTGTGCCATACTTACTCTACCTGGTGTTGCTAAACCATGAACAGGTAATGGCGATCCGAATCTGTTCATATGCATATAACCAGCTTGTAAGTCTTGTGGCATTCTTACAGAGTCAGCTGCCATAGGATGTGCCATTGGATTACCTAATGTCATCTGTTCTGTTGCTGTCCTACGACCTGCACTCTCTCCTGTTATAGCTCCTCCACCGAATGCAGTACGCATCGCCTCGCCTGCCATTCTTTTCTTTCCCATCATAATTTCAATACCTAATAAAAAAAGGGAGTATCTTTACTCCCTCTATTTTATGTTGTCTAAATCTTAAAGATTATTCCATTACTAACATCTTGTTTCTGAAGATATCAGGTGTTTGTTGTGCCTGATTTAAGTATCTCCATGCATTAGCAGGATCTTTATCAGTTAAAGCTCCAAAGTTGTTCCAGAATTCACCTGTATTCTCCTGAGCCTGTGGCTGTGGAGGAACTGGCATTTGAGGACGTGCAAACTGTTGTCCTGCTGCAGCTTGCTGTTGTGCTGCTGCTTGCTGCTGTTGTAACGCAGCTGCTTGCTGTTGTGGTGTTATTCCTGGATTTCCTACAACCTGTCCTTGTCCTACTGGATCTTCTACTGGATAAGGTCCATTCTCACCAAAGAATTCACAAGTGTAATCAGCTAATACATCTGGATCAGTTAAGATCTGCTCATAAGACTGATGCTCTGCTTGAATTTCTTTTAGTAATCCAACAGCTTCCTGTAGTTGGCTGTTTGTTGTTACTAAAGCATCTTCGATCTGTACTGCATAGTTATTTAAAACTGCTGGAGCATCTGCACCGAAGTGATTAATTACTTCAAGACTTTCTGGACTTACCCCGTTTGCTAGGAGCTGCTGGTCTGTTATTGCTTGCGAAGTTTGGGAAGAGTTGTTGGAGTATGCCTGGTTGCTCCCGTTCAAAGGCTGCGATATCTGCTGACCCTGATTGTTGTATGAGGGAGCTTGTGGGGAACTGTAATTCGCCTGGCCGTACTCTTGTGTCGCTGGAGACTGTTGACCCAGGAAGGGGAGTTGGACTGGTGAACTCAGGAGACCTACCACCCGGTTGAATGCGTCCTTGTAAGGATTCTCCGCTGGTGCCGATGGGCTGACCTGGGGGCTTGACTGTGTAGGGCTGTATGGGACTTGTGTTGTACCCATCTGGGCTTGCACTTGTGGTGCTGGTGCCACCGCTGCCTGCTGAGGGGCCACCCACTGAGGACTGGTCGCCACTGCTGGAGCCTGGGCTGCTGTTTGTGAAACTGGAGCCCCGTAGCTGGGCTGTGGGGTCGCTGATGCTTGGGGTGCCGATTGGGTCGGCATTACGGTATCTGCCTGCATAAGTTGCTTCCTTTTGAAGTGATTCTAGTGTTCGATATAAGAAAGGGGTGAGATCGAGTCTCGGATCTGCAGCCATTGGAATATCCGGTTGCTGCGGATGTGGTGTTCTCATTTCTTGATTTATTAGATCAATAAATTGAGAATAAGCCCTTTGTATTTGTCCTACCATTCTGAATGGATAACCGGATAACATTCCGGCAACTTCATCATCAGTTTTAGATGGGAATAAATACTTCAGTGCTTCTATGCTATCAACCCCTAATTCTTGTAAGTTTCTGCAAAATATAGATTGCTGCACTTTATCCTGTGCTGTATCTTCATACACAGGTCCCATCCATCTCCAAGCTACTGTTCTTTCTCCATCTGGAACTAGTCCATGAACATCAGGAGGAAGCTGTTTTGTCTCTCTTGCAGCATCAATTGCTTTCTGTAATTTTTTCTCATATGTTGCTCTTTGTTTCTCATATTTTTCTATAGCTTCTGGAGTTTCTTCTGCAGGTAATTCAGGATATTTAATATTAGAAGCTGCAGCTAATGTCTGACGGAATATTTGTTCCTCCTGAAAGATCATTAACTCAAAACATTTACAAATACCATACTCATATATCTGTAAACATTTCTTCTTAGCAGTTGCACTTACTCTTCCATAAGCAGATTTTATTTCTGTTGCAGTTACATTACTAATTGATATGTCATCAATACCACCTAGAGCTAAACGTATTTCACTTCTTAATTGTCCAACATATCTAGATTGATCTGTACTTACTGCGTTAGGAGTAATAAATCCAACACGATCTGAAGGTTCTAAATTAGCAATAACTCTAGGTACTCTCATACCTGAACCTGGACTACCATTGTATCCAACTGGGTTTCTTGTTACAGGATCTTGTTTATATGTAGATTGAAGTGTACTTAAATCAGAAGTAAATCCAGATTGACTAGATATGCTTGGTCTTTGTGGTGGAGCATCTTTACTACTCTCAACAATATCCTGTTTAGGACGTGAAGATAATAAAGTTGGGTTACCAAAGAATGAAAGGTTAGCTCTAATATTTTTAACCATTTCATCATGAGCAACAATCTGATTAGCTATCCAATCAAACTCACCACTACCATCAGTACCGAAAGCATCAGGATTATTAAATACTTCTACACAAGGAATAAACTTCATTGTGTTATCTACTACTTTCTTATTTATTGTTGAAAATTCAGTTGGATTATCAAAACTTAATTCCTGTTCACTATGTGTTTCTTCAATAGTTTCTGCTGTAATACGAAGACGCATATATCTCTTATCAGTATTTAATCCAACCTGAGCTCCACCAAAACCTTTATTAGATTTAACTTTATAAGGATAGATAACTATTACTTCTTCTAATTCTCCTTCTGGTGAATAAAAACTTCTGTAAGAATCTTTATCAAACCAGTAAAGCCTATATGTTTTTTGAGTAGGTCTTATATAAAATAATCCTTTTCCTAAAGCTAAAAAGTGATCCCATATTGAATCTAATCTGGCATCAAGTTGATTAAATTTAATTACCTGTTGTATAAAATCATATCTTTGTGATCCGAAGTTATCCTGTTCAGGATAGAACTCAACACCCTGACGAATACCAAACATCTTCATCTGTGCTAGATGAGCATGAATAAGCATCGTATCGGTAGCACCAGCCGAGTCACGGCTCACTGCTGCCTTGAGCATTGTATCAAAAGTAGAGTTAGTCTGATTCATCTAGGCACTTTCTATTATTTTATTACGCATCAATCTCATAGCCAGGTGCTTGTCGTTTAAAGATAATGTTCTCATCATCAGCTTCAATATCGAAGCGTTCTCCAGGTTGAAGACCTAGATCGTGACATACTTCATCAGGAAGATTGAATATAGCAGAACCATAAGCGTCTTGCTCTAGTTCAATACCTTTATAGAAAAAATTG